CCCCAATTTCAATTTATTATTTTTTTGAGACCGCCAGTATTTTCTGTGTCTCCACTTACTTTGTATTTTTAGATTACTTTTTGTAATCTCTTTTGATTAACGTTACCACTTAGATATATTAAAATTTATAAAGAATTGTTTGGACTTTGAGATTCAGTTACTCGCCGCGGGTATTGCACCTAGTGTTTCCGCCCCCTGTTTGCCAAAAGCTCTGTTTTTGTTTCGTGCCTTACATACAACCCAAAAATTAAAATCTTAAAAGAATCCGTGATCTGGTTTAAAAGTGATCAACTCTTGTTATAGGACTGTGTGTACATGTCCTTAGGTTTTCTCAAATCCGTTAAGTTTCCTGTTAAAACTCGGAGAACCTGCGACCATGCAGTGGGGTCTAAAGTATGAAGTATGAAGTTGTTTAAAGATATTAACGATTTTAACTTACTAGCCGGTGTGGATACTCTTTCTTCGGAAATTGTTGACGGCGAAACCGTACCCTTGGAAAATAGCAATGAACAATTGCAAAATGAAAATGTTATTTTATATAACACAGTGGAAATTGAATCTGATACCGATTCTAACCCAGATATTACTTCAGAAGTTGATTCTGCTTGTAGTGTCTACGACTCTTCTAGGAGTTACTCCTCTAGTGATTATTCCGATACTCATTTAGAGCACTTTGCTCAGCTCGAACTAGAAAATCATTCCTCTTCTGATAATGAGGGTGGTCAATATTTATGTGATCATGACGATCGTCAAGAGTATGGTTTTTGTGAAGTTGGTCTTTGTGATGTGTGTATTTCTTGGAAGTTACACTTAGAAAATGAAATGGATGGTCATGATTTTTATGATGATCTAGAATTTTTTGAAGAAGATTGTACTTGTACTTTCAACATGCGAGAGCGCGTCGATTCGACGTCAATAAACAGAATCGACGAAGTTGTCCTTGATGATACGCTTTACAATCTTAAATCTTTAACCCCTAGTGATGTTTTGTTTAATGAACAAGATAATGTATATATTACCAATTATCAGGAATTAGAACCTACTGTAGATACACCTGTAGATATTACCACAAAAGAAGAACTCTTTAC